CCAGTACTTGATTCTTTGTTAAAATATAAGCCGTATTTTATAGGCGAAGAAAAATTAGAGTACAGTCACTTTGTCAGTATTATTAATAACTGTAACTTGTTTGTGGGTACTGACAGCTGCGGTGTGATCATAGCAAGAGGCTTGAATAAAAAAGTCATTGGCATATATAAAAACAAAGCAAGACTAAAAGTTCTTTCGTTTGATAAGATGGAAACCTTTTCAGAGGGCGACAAAATATACAAGCTAGCGAAAGCAATTGTTAGTGCAGCAGGAAACTAACCGTTGTCGCATAAAAGCGACCCCGGCAGGTCGCCTGGAAGGAGACTTAAGGTTAACGCACCTGCCGGGGTCTTCTTGTTTGTCTTACTGCAAGCAATGCGGAATATTAAGATTTGCCAAAAGGCGAGTACATTGTCCTAATGTTTGCTCGCCAAAATTGGTGATACCTAGCAACACATCTGTTGTTTGTTTCGTCAAGTCCTCCACAGTAAAAACCCCTGCTTCTTCCAAACAATTCACCACGCGAACCGGCAGGCCAGTATCAGCTAGCGATGTATCCAGCCATTCTCTTTGTCTTAGTCCCTCTTTTTCGCTCGCCGACATAAACTGGAGCCATTCGTTTTCCGGTGGTTTACGCGTTTTACGTTTACTAGGTCCAAATCGCTGTACCATCTTCGAATCCTTTCTACATGGTTACTTTATTTAATTTTCTGTGAAGTTAAAATAATAGCGTGGACTGTGTTGAAATTCCAGTGAGCCGCCGACACTATCTGTTTTACGTGTTACAACCACGTATGGGGCTCCAAAGCCAGTTACCGCAAAATCTTCTTGAAGTTGTTTCATATCCCACACTTGTCCGTATTTTGCTTCAAGTCTTGCTCGTTCAGCATCCTCGTCTGAACTTTCTACCGCTGTATTAATCCTATTAACTTCACTGCTACGAATAGTTTCAGTAAAATCGTGACTCATAATTTAAGTTCCTCTTTGTTTTAACAATGTCCAAATTCAATAGAGCCTCCTAGGCTTTCCACTTCAAAGGGGGTTAACCCAAGACTTTTATCACGTCCTGTAACAATTTGATGACTGCATTTAGTACATTCCCATAAATCTCCCATCCAAATATTCAGTTAAGTCTGCCGTGTGAGAGGTAAGGTAACATTAGTTTGTGGCCTCAACAGGTGTGTAATCACTAAGTTCTTCTAACTTCACACGATCCATAGATAACCACACTTTCGGTCGAAGGTCATCGAAATTTGCAAATCTGTCAAACTCTTCGATACAGTAACAGAAACCTGCCGCTTCAAACGTCGGATTGGTTACAACGCAAACGACGCCCAATCCTGCAAGCACCATAACGCCTGCTTCTAACTGATCAATAATTTCAGCATCGTGATTGTCAATCAACCATTGTACTTTGCCAGAACTATCACAAGTCTCTACATAATATCCCATTAAATCTCCCTATAAAAATACCCCGCTTATTGCGAGGGTATTTACTTCTAACTAGCGTGTTTTAAATAGTACTATTTAATATACGGCCATCGCTTTTCTAACACCTCGTTAATATTTAAGTTACGATCTAGGCTTATAAACTCACCTAACCACCGCCCATATTTGCCTCTTTTTTGCGTCCTTAGGTACAGGCGTGGATCTGACTCAGTTGCCTCCTTCAAGAGGTCACGAAATACCTGCGTAGCTTCGTGGAAATTTTCTTCGCCTCTTTCCGGGGTATCTACCAGCAGAAGCCGTATACGTAGCTTCTGGAAGGTATGAAACCCTAAATCGACCATGACATCTACCGTATCTCCGTCTACGGCTCCCATTTCGTACTTACTTTGGTCGAGGGTGCAGAAATACTCGTGCATGTCAGTTCCACTCCTCTGCTTCTTTCCATAGGCCACTAGGTCTAGGTAATGTTTGCCCTTGATACTTGTCTGATTCATAGGGCATGAAATCGCCCATTAGAGGCTCATAGTATATCTGGCAAATACGTACGCCAGCATAGATTCTAACCGGTCGTACGACGCTTAATTCTAGCGTCCATGTCCCTTTAAAGCCAACATCCCCGAAACCTGCGGTTGCGTGAATAGTGATTCCTAGCCGTCCTACACTACTACGCCCTTCGATACCTGGAATCAAATCCGCTGTCTCTGTGTACTCTACAGTTGATCCTAGATATATTTCTCCGGGGCGTAGCAGGGCACCCTCCATGGGTATCTTAACTTGAAAACTGTCGCGTTCTTTTGCCATGTCCAGCGGCATGTCATCGTGGGCATAAGTCACTAACGTATCCGCTAGTCTTAGGTCGTAGGAATTAGGGTTAAGCTGAGATTCGTCAAACGGATCAATAACTATTGAACCGTCCCGCACTCGTTTGAGTATTTCTAAGCCGCCTAGTTTCATTGCTAACACCACAAATTAAAAATTCCCGCCGTCCCCACTTAATGACGAGGACGACGAGAATAACACGAAAAAAGACAACAAACGCGTCAATTAACGTTATTTTGCCATAACATCAGATAAAATATTCTTTGCTGCGCACTCACCAACGCTATGAATAATACCCTGCATCGCGTTGCGAGCGTTAAGAATCTGCTCTGTGCTTGGGGCAGCTGCTGAGGTAGACATCGTTGTAGCTCTCTTAGCTAAAATTCTTTTCTTTGGCTTAGTTGGGGCCGCAGACGCACTATTTGTCTTATGACGTGTCTTCGTCGCTTTTCCTGTTACTTTCATATAATCACTCCAGATCTTCGATGAATAAGTTTGAGAACAACCGGCTGTCTTGGCTACGCTGACATTAGTCATAGTCGGGTTATTCCTACGTAATAGAATAACCGTAGTAGCTTTGTTGTCCTTCGATGCTTCTTCTGCCTTCGTTAGTGTTGAACTACTTGTGTTTACCATTAAAAAAGTCCTTAATATCTTTATTGCAATAACTAACCTACCGTCCGTGTTAAACTTCTACTCCCTTATGCCGCTGTATTTACCAGTTAAAATTTCATGTCAAGCCTCCTAAGTTATATTATTTAGCAAAAATGCGGTCCTTCGTACCACGTTGCTAGTTTATAGCACGTTCCGTGTGTAACAGGAATAACCTTATACTTTTATTTGCCGCAGACTCTGCATATTAAATAATTTTGCTAGGGATTAAAGTGGTAAGGCCCTGTCGAACTACCTGGGTTTAAGTTTGTTTGGACCTCCGCTAAGGATTTACGTGCCGCTTTACTCACTTTATCCGCGTATACATTCAAACTAACTGTATCTCGTGGTATCCAGTGCCAATGCAGCAAAATACCGTGCCTTTGAAAGCCGTCGAACATTTTCCACAGCACAGAATTTTTCTTAGACGTAAATAATTTTCTACTGCCTTGTTCCTTGCAGTATTTTGAGTCGGTAACAATGTGAACTTTTCTGAAACGGACGTTACCAGATTTTTTACGTTTAGTAAGCTCAGCAGAAGCATACCAATTAAGGGGCTGTAGATAAGCCATCATCTCCGCAAAATTAACCGTTCCTCGGTTCATGGCCCCTAGCCATACACGCCTTTCTAACGTAGCACGTTCAATTGAAACAGAGGCCCACCCACTTTCACGAGTCCAATTAGAGCCAGAACCGTCTCCTATTATTAAAAGATCCCATTCGTCCGGCTGAATATTTAACCTACTCAGAAGCTCCTCCAGAGACTCCTCCTCGTTCTTCAAGTTCTTTTTTAACTTGCTCAAGTTCTGCTTTCCTTTCGTGGAGTGCTTGAATAGTTTCTTCCAAGTCTTCGCGAATTGCGTTTCTTAGTAGAAATGCGCGATCAAGCATATGAGCTACCGCCTGGAGTGTAGCACCTATCGACCCTATAATACCTGCCGGTTCTTGTTGCGCACCCTGAGGTCCAAGCCATATAGCTTTATTCAAATCAGGCGCGTCATTTAACGACCCGTAATAATCAAAAGACACCAGCACAGAGCGAAGAACATCTGAATGTTCCATGAAGGCTTTGTCAATTGTCGGGTGAAATAGTTCAACAAGTTGGCTATCAAACATAACTCCAGGTTGCTTAGCATTAGAAGCTGGATCAACCGGTGGTGTATTGGTCTCGGCCACGTTCACTCCTTCACGTCAGTGTCAAAAGAATCTAAAATGCCGTCAAAAGATTTCGGCGTTCGGGATAGTTTATGTGTTATGTCATTGCATATATTAGCTAGCCGCGAAACTGCAAAAGCATACCATATTATATGTGCGGTTAATACGTACCGCCCAGATAATTGTAACCAGGCGGGAACAAGTAATACCATTACAGACAAAGCGGCGACCCAGGGAGACAAGCAAAAAGGACATACCAATAATTCCCCTAACTTGTTCTCCCAGAGTTCCACTCGTGCTCTGGCTCCAGCAAACAGCAAACTGTGATGCCAAATTTCAATAATTTGCCATGTAGCTAGAACCGCAATAAACACGTCAAACAGCATAATTACCTACCCCAGAGAACGAATTAACATTATTCCTATAAGCCAACCGCCAATACCGCAAACGGGTATCAGCCATTCACCGCTTACTATAAACGCACAAGAGGCACCCAAAGCTAAAAACAAAGTTGCCCCTGCGACTAGTGCCCCAGTAGATTTTCCCATAAAGCATTTTACGTTTCCTCAGGAGTACGCCACTGAACCATTGTGGCTCTATTTGGAGCGTCTCCTTGCCCCTCAGACGCCATTAACTTGTCGATAGTCAATCCCAACGGATACTTACGCACCAAAAACTCGCCGGTATCAAACCCGGGAACTTCACCAAACAAATTTGTATGTCTGAGCCGTTTTCTCTTTTGATACCCCCACGGGTTACGACTTGGCATAGTGAAAATACTCCTGTTAATAGTGAAAAAATTATAGCGTGTATTACGATACATGCCATACAATTAAAGTTTACCCGCAATTGCACATTGTAGTCAAAATAACTCCTTTCTATGAATACTCAAACAAACACAACGCTAACCGCCCTCGAAAAAACTGAGGAAACTTTAGAGGAAGTTGAAGCTGCCCAAGGAGTTGACTTTGAAAATCTAATACGATCTTCCCTGGGGGAAGGCGTCAGGTGGTCTATTGGAGACGACCAAATTACAAAACGATTGAAAACGGCTTCACACATTTTGAGTAAAAGTGGTTATCTCACACTAAAACCTTTGCTACCGCTTCTGCTGGAAATTCGTGGGAAGCCCTATCACCTTCACGATCATTTCCCGTTTTCCCCGTTTTTTCGTACACGTATGCCACGTCGTACGCTTTTAAAAACAGGACGACAAGTCTCTAAGTCTACTTCTTTAGCTGCCCAAGGGGTTTTATTTAGTAATTGTATTCCTTATTTCAGTACTTTGTATATTACTCCACTTTTCGAAATGATTCGTCGTTTTAGTCAAAATTATGTTCGTCCATTTATTGAGACATCTCCGGTAGTCGATCTTTTTATGGGTTCTACTACTATTAATTCAGTTCTTCAGCGTTCGTTTAAAAATAGATCTCAAATGCTTTTTAGTTTTGCTTATCAAGACGCCGAACGTACTCGCGGGATCTCGGCGGACAAAAATGTAATTGACGAAGTCCAGGATATGGACATATCTTTTTTGCCTATAATTCACGAAACAATATCTGCTTCTCAAGAGTGGGGACTGATTCAATATGCTGGTACTCCGAAGACGATGGATAACACGATACAAGTTTTATGGCAGGATTCGTCGATGGCTGAATGGATGATTAAGTGTCCTCATTGTTCTCGTTGGAACATTCCGTCATTAGACTACGATCTCATAGCTATGATTGGTCCGTATCATTCAGACATATCTGAAAATTGTCCTGGAGTAGTTTGTGCTAAATGCCGTAAACCAGTTAATCCTCGTCCCAGTTATCAAGGCGGAACAGGACGATGGGTGCATCGAATAAAAGACAGGCGTTGGACCTCCGCAGGGTATCATATACCTCAGATTATTATGCCTATGCATTATGCCAATCCCGAAAAATGGGAAATATTGGTAGGCAAACAACAAGGAAAAGGTAACACACCTGTTAATGTATTTATGAACGAAGTTTGCGGCGAATCTTATGATTCAGGCAGCAAGCTCGTAACCCTGACAGACCTTAGAAAAGCTGCTTGTCTTCCGTGGAAACGAGACGTAGATGAAGCTAAGGCACACGTAAGTGAATACAACTATAAAGTTGTTTCTGTAGACTGGGGCGGCGGGGGCGTAAAAGGCGGTAAATCAGTTATGGAATACCAGTCTTATACGGCAATTGCTGTGTTAGGCATGGGGCCAGGCGGAAAAATTGATGTTCTTTACGGGTATCGTAGTTTGCACCCACACGACCACGTAAGAGAAGCTCGAATGATTTTAGGTGTTATGAATCATTTCCAATGTAGTCATCTTGTTCATGATTACACCGGAGCTGGTTCTATCCGAGAAACAGTGATGAACCACGCAGGTTTACCCTTACGTAACATTATTCCTATTGCATATACAGGCCCTGCAAGAGGAAATGTTCTTCAGTTTAAACCTGCCACGTCACTTCATCCCCGTGAACACTTTAACATGGAGAAAGCTAGAAGCCTTAGTTATACCTGTCAGTTCATTAAATCAGGAGTCCTCAGATTCTTTGCTTACGATTATGTAAGTTCCGGTGAACCTGGGCTATTACATGATTTCCTTTATCTTATAGAAGACAAATCAGAAACGGGGTTTGGCAGAGATCGTTATCAGATCCTTAGAGATCCGGCTGGTCCCGATGATTTTGCACAAGCAGTTAATATGGGTACTATGATGCTTTGTCACATGTCAGGACAATGGCCTAACTTGGCTGAATATGAAAACGTCTCAATGGGAGACGAAGTAAAGCAGGCAGTCCAGCCAATAACTGTTAGTGATTGGGAGGATGAGTGAGTTGTATTGCCGCTTGAAATACAGGAAATAGCTTTTTAATTTCTCTCTCTGTGGCCCATTTCTGTACAAGACGCAATGTCTGCTTTTCCCACGAACTTTGCTCGTCAAAACAAGTAGCAAAGTCCTGTAGCGTAAACCACGCTAAAAAGTTTGGAATCACAGTTCTAAACGCTGTAGGAATATTTACAGGGCGCAATTCGTGAGCAGAAGGCGCTTTAATTCGGTAGATACCTCTGCCTTTTATTATCTCGTCTTGTGACGATACAGTAATAGCTTTAAATTTTTGGTGTCGGGTCGGCTTTTCTACTGATATAGCGGGCCAATTGTGCCTCCAAAATTCTGCGGTAGTTGGAACCCCCAACAAACGCAAGATACGTGTAAAAGCTGTATTATGATATTCATCGTACTCAAACACGAGTTTTGATACAGGACGTTGAGCCACTGGGGACAAAATCTGGTTGATACACCCAAACACTATAGCCCACGCCCATGTTGACTCTAGTGACGTAGCTTGAAGTAACGAACTTACTACTTCAGCACGCCACCTGTAGGAACTACCGTCTGGCCCATCAAATTGATGTAAAAATAACTCTGGCGGAGTCTTCTCGTATTTGCCTCGAATAATTTTACAGTTTTGTAACTGAAAGCCAGCGCCATCCCACCCAAGTATATCTTTGCCTTTCCATATGTCAGGCTTATAGAAAGCTAATGCCAGTTGAATAAGACCTACACCACAAGGGGCTTTCCTCTCCGAAAAATAACCGGAGGATTCAATAACGTCCCAAACAGCCTTATTTAACTTAGCTCGTGTGCCGCCTTTCACACGGAACGGCATCGTAGAATCTCGTATAAATATCTCTCCCACATACTCCGGTAAACAACCATCCCGAACGATCACACGGTCTACACGAATGTTACCGTCAAATAACGGTTTTTCCGTGCTGTTTTGATACCACACTCCGCCACGATCAGTGTATGTATTGCTATTTATCGTAACAGAACGTGTATAATGTTTAGCTTGTGTACGTTCCCAGCCGATTGCGGATCGGACTTCCTCTGCAAGCTTGGAGCTTAGATTGTTACATTCCAACAATAAAGTTGAAATTCGTCCTTCCGTTGCGTCCCTAGTTCGAATCCAATTTCGTAATGCTTTTTTCCATGGTTTCGCTTCTCGTACAACTTGTCGTTCTATGTCCAACATAGACTTTTGATTTCGTACCCAGTGGCTAATATTTCGCACATCGTATTTCGTAGGGCCGACATTAATAACTAAATCTGCGTTTGTTGTCATACACTGATACAACACGCTAGCTTTTGGTTCCCACGCCCAGAACACTAAACGTTTGCCGCTAAAAAGACCCCAGTTAGACGCATAAACGCCCCCAGGATCGTCATACCAAGAAACCAAGGGCAACGGAGTTACACTAGTTAGAAAGTGTCGTGTTTGTATGCGAAAATTAGCTAACACGTCGCTCGTTAATATGACGTGACCACAGTCATAATCAATAACTGAATGTAGCCCTGCAAAACCAGAAGACGCATTACTTGAGTTACTACTCCGTCCTCGTCTAGCGTAAGTCTGAAAAATTTGATCGCTAGTTTCTTTGCCCTCTCTCCCTACAAACAAAATGCTGGCCACGTTTCCGGGAGCCTTAAAGTACGGAATTACCAGCACATCTTCCCACCCTTTACCTTTAAAAAACTCCGCTTTTCGATAAGCTCGATTCTTGCCCCCATACATCCATAAACGTTTTACGTCAGAAACGTGTATAATACCAAACAAGCGGGCAGGCCCATCTACAATACGAGAAATACTCAGTTGACTGATATTCAACCCGAAATGTGTTCGCAGTTTGGACAACCCTGGACTAGGACGACCTAGATTATTTTGTGCCTTATTCCAGAGCTTATTTGCTTTTTCATGGGTTAAGACACATCGTTTGATATAGGTTTGAATCTCGCTCTCAGTTACGCTAGTATTATGTAACTCTGCGAGACGTTCGACTGCCACCGTAAGAGGGACGTTCCAAAGATGCGCAGCTAATTGCAGCGCGGAGGAGGACCATCGGCAATCCAAACAGTATGCCCATTCTTCACCGCTTTTGTTATCCTTATATATAGACAATGCTCCCTCACACAGAGGGCACAACGTCTGTACTGGAAATACCGGATTTGTTTGTGGCAACCCCAATGAAGGGGCAATCACCGGCCACGTTAACTGATGGAGACTCATGATGCCTTCAACAAATGCTTTAATTATTGATGCAGCTAGCGACACGAATCGAGAAGAACTAGCTCGTATGATTAAATTGTACGAGATTCCTGACTTCGTAAAGCAGGCCAACTTAGATTTTACTATGAATCCTGACGGTATTTCTATTAATTCGTACGCAGATCCTGTACGCCAGAAATTTGCGTGTCATACCGCTGCTGCTACATGGGTTTCAGGTATGTATTTCCACGAAAAGAAAGCTGAATATCACCCCAAAGACCGGCAACGTATTGAATCTAGGCTAGAAAATTACGTTAATTACTGGAGAATTCGTCCTGCTTACGATACTTTAGTTAAACAAGCAAATGACTTGATTTCACAAGAGCTTCCTGATTCTTCCTACGCCTACGTATGGGTAGACGATCGGGGAGGCAAAGAAAGATATCTTCCGCTTAATTCCTCTATGAACATTAAGGCAGCCGCTGAGTGGCTGCACAAGTACCAAGACCGGCTACCATTTTCAGACCGGAATGTTATTGCTAAAAAGATCCTGGAAAAAGCCGGGAATACTGGTACTAACTTAGGGGAGCAATTGGGCGAGCACACAGAAAAACAAGCAGGACACGGTATCCCCGATCCTGACGAAGTTATTTCTATGATTAAACAACGCGCTAATTTAGCTACAAAAGCTACACATAAAGAAGAAATTCTCAAGCTAGCTTCAGCAGTAAAAAATCACGCACGTATTGCTTTACAACCAACAGAGCTCGTTAAGCTAGCAGAGACAATCGATATTATCGATAGTGCGTTACACATCAAAGGCAAGTACACAGATAATATCCAACGCCCTGAAGACGTTATCTTCAAAGTTACTTTTACTAAAGCTGCATCGGAGCAGGCAGAGTTGTGCACTCTTCAAACCGGTAGTGTCTACAATAAAAATCAACTAGCCAAGTTAGCTAAAGACGACGTAGAGTCTTTGTTTGGCTCTGATTTTGCTAACGAAGTTTGTACCGGGTTAGAGATTGATTCGGAAAAAATGGCTGAAATTGCACATACACTGCCCACTCCTGACGCAGAACTACTAGAGCATTTACTGTCAGAAGCCGGGCAAAACCCAGCTTTTGGAAAAACAGCTTCGCATGAAGGACCTCCTCAAGAGGTTCTAGAAGCTCTAGCTAAACTATACGACTGATGGGCTAAGCTCGACGAGCTTTTTCTTAGCTATTATCTCGTCTGTAAAGCACAGCTTGCATTTTGAGCAAGTTGTAAGTGTTACCCCGTTATCGTACGGGCACACTTGATTGCCCTTAGGGTCATATTTCATCACTGTCTTACGCTTATCTCGAAACACGAGATCAACCTTGTAAGAAGCGATGTCATCGTCATTCTCCATTAGGTAAGCTCGCCTAGCGTAGCTACTACGCGGCGGAGCCCCTGTGTCTTTGTCACAAGACCACCACATGAAGAAATTAGGCTCTTTTGCCAGCTCTTTCAGCGCTGGAAGTATGTCGTCGCTACGCCAGCTCCGTGTATAGGCATAGAACGCGATATATGGCCTCCTACGGACGATCTTGAGCCATTTCCGTACGTAGGCCTTATTATAGAAGTCCCCGCTTACATGGACGCGTACGACCCTAGCAAAGACATTGCTCAGGGCCGTGCTCATGTACTGCGAGAAGTCCTTCTCTAGGGACATTTGGTAGTTTTTGTAATATGCGTCCTGCACACTGGGCATTCGAAAGAAGCCCTTCATTGCATAACATAATCTTCTACAGACCTCTGTGGATCCAACACAAATAGCTGCTAATGTAGGTAACGACCAACACCAAATGAGTTTACCCAGCTTGGTATTACCCGCTGTTATTGACATTTAAAATCCTCCTCCGCAAACGCTTGAAGAAGGCCCCAAATAGGCGCAAAACTTTCGCATCGGGCAAACAGACCGCAGCTGTCTGTAGGCATATCCCCCCAAGACATGCCTCCGCTTATCAGGACGTCATATTTCATTCCTGGAAAACGTATAGTACTCGTATCTCGAGGTTCGTCAGCATCGCGCAAAATCTCAAGGCAGGCTTCAAGAATATCTTCTCGCACTTCCTTGGCAAGTTCCTTATCGTGTTCCTCCTCGCTTAAACTAGAAGGATCTTTCTCGTCCGATAACTCCACGCAGCGAAAATCGCTATTAAATGCAAGAACTTCCTTATCGGGTACTCCTTCTACTGCTTCTCTAATCTTTACTTTCCTCTCGTCAGTAAGTTGACAATGAGGAAGTGAAGTTAAAATAAGATCAGCTCCCATTGCCTTCTCCTTTTCTAATTGTTGCCCAGTCACCGTCGCTTGAAATGTCGATAGAGTTGCCGAAATGCTTTTCTGCAAGTAACAACGCCTTTACAACATATTTGTCGTAAGGTTTATGGGCTGTCTTGCAGAAGTTAAAATACCCCCGTGGCTGGCTTGGGCAGATCGGCCAACCAAGTGGGCGCTCAACGCGAGTAAAATGAAAAGTTTCGTGGCCTGCGACGCCTTTACCGTTAAAACGAACTTCTTGCTCGCTGATGGTTGGCGGACTATTAGGCTTATCATATTCCTCGCATAATACGCCGTTGGCGTCCGCTATTTCCGAGCTAAGTTCGTTAGTAAAATTAGCCCAGTCCTCCAGGCTCAATTCGTAATCCTTATCCCAATAATGTGCATAACCCACTTATTCTTCCTCCTCTACTAGCCAGTCGACTTCGTTTTTCATCAGGCGCTCGATCAACGTTTGTCGAGCCTCCTCCTTAGCGGCTTCTTCCGATTCCGCATCCGAAGCAATCATTGTTTCTACGTATACGAAGAAGGTCATCTCTGTGCCTCCTCATAAGAGACACCATCATCAATAGCCTTTTGAGCGACCTGCAATTGGTTCAAAGGCACCGCCTTTAGTTTTGCACCTAAATAACACAAAGCTTCGTGGTACTTAGAGCTAAGATGATCAAACTCGAAATGATGACCAAACTCGTGAATCAGTAACGCATCTAACGTTTCGGATCCAACCGCATACTTTGTGGCAAATGCTTTCTTACCAATCTTATGCACATTAAAGTCAAGTTGTTTGGCCCCAAAAGCCGCAATCCAAGGTTTTCCTGGGAACCTCTTCATACGTACAAACCTAACGCCGATTGCCACACCCAAAAGCTCCATACCAAGCACCTTGGAGTAATGACGAACCGCTACCATAGCTTCGGTTAAGTCATCCTCTTCAAGTACTTCCACTGGTGGAGATGTAGGGTCATCGCTGTACGCGCCTACACCTGCGGTAGGAAACTCTTGAGACGACGAACTTAATGTTCCCGCCTCTTTCAAATTACCTCGCTGCCCCGATGTCAAACCACGCGAAGGGATAATCGTGTATCCCTCGCTCATGGCTACAGCGTTTGCTTCCGGATTAGTGGGATCAAACGCTACGCTTTTCTCCCCGTACTTTTTAATACGAAAAGTCTCAGCTGCGTCGTCATTACAACGCTTATCGGATGTAGCCTCGTTGACCCACGCCGCTTGAGTATCTTCCTCCTCCAACTGCTTGTGCATGTTGTTCATGACAGACACACGCACCTCCCTTAGGAACGAAAGCGTTACGTTGTCCCGCTCTGTGTTAAGAGGAACCTTCTGCTCAACAGAAACATGCCACTTATCACCTGTCTCGACGACGGGGATACCCATTTCGTAAAGCATAGGTACTTCGCCGATTTCGGTCTCATAGATACGAACTTCTGTTTTACGGCGGCTCTTCCGTAAATCTTCTCCGATCTCGGTAGGGATAGTTTCTTCCCATGTTGCAACCGGTTCGCGATGATGTATCTCCGCGCCATTTACGCAAAGACGTAATCCTTCACGCACAATAAGTGTAGGTATGTAATCCAGCATTTCATCGAACTGTTTTTGATTACACATCAACTCCAAAGTAACGCGAGTACCGTCCGCATATTTTCGTCGCACATCCAGTTTTCGATCGTCATCATCCTCATTAAACTCAACGGTACCGCTAGTCGTCTCGATCTTCGCACTGTGGCAGAACGATAGCACCATCTTCTCGCCCAGGTTAAAACGACCGGCTTTTGTAGGGTCGTCTTTCTTCATAGACGGCGCAAACATTGTCCAGGCGTCCGAAAGACGAGCAAAACCAGGACCATTGTCTGTTATAACTACCTCAACTCGAGGACGTCCTTCGAGCTTCGTCGTAGTGATGAAACACTCCGTCGCATCTGTATCCATTACATTCTGATACAACTCTCCAATCATGATGCCGAATCCACGGCGATCAACAATCCTCTGATTAACCTGTCTCATCCCTTTTCGATCTACTTCAAACCAACTCATATTTTCTCCAAAAACGGGGGCGACACTAATATGCCGCCCCCGCGATCTAATTTAGTTAGCTGATAACTGTTACTTCGCCATGGAAAGACATCGCGCCTTTTCGTGGCTTAAGCACGACACGTTTCTTATAGTAAGATTCTGCGTCATCTACCATGTCTTTAGTAACCACTAATTCACCCGGATAATTCTTCTCAATTCTCTCCGGTTTTGTAGCACATTCCCTTAGTGTTCTTCGCATATTCTCCCGTACATCGTCCGCAATTTCAGGATGGTAGGTTTCGATATTACCTATCAGCACAGCTAGAACATGCGCGATTGGCAGCTTTAACGGTGGCTTTACTTCTGTGTCGGGCTTCCGCTCAATCGTTCCAACGATGCGAAGAGATATTTCTTCGTCAATTATATGCGAGCCGGGGGCAATGGTAATGTCTTTTGTTTTCTTAGTGTAATGCTTACCTAAGGCTATTTTTGTTACGTCTTCTATTGTTGTTGTTATCATCTTGTTACCCTTTCACCAATTGATTTTCAATGTGTTCCACTTCTGCCCCAATGGCGTCGCTCCTGCGATTAAACGGACCCAACGTAGGCCCGTCAAATATCCTGGCTCTCCACTTACATGGCCACAACCGTGTAAAGTCTGCCAGGATACTGGTGTCGTGCACCCACCTACGAATAAAGTGGAACAAAGCACGAAGAACCGGGTTAACCGGCTCAACGTGCGATGCCCGTTGATGCGTGAGACCAAGCTCATCATCAAATTCTTTTTCGTAGATCTTATGGACAGTAGCGTCCTTATCGATCACGATTTTCATATGCCTAAATTTCTCCTTGATACTCTCTTTTTAATTTTAGGTAGTTGAATAACTTGTTGCTTAACAATTACTTCCTTAACCTTAGGTTTCTCGGGCATTTTTGTTGCCCCAGAGATAAACTCCTTGCAGCAACGGGCCTGAAATCTACCCAGGTAATACTCTAAATCTAGCGTATTGCTATCTCGACGTTCATCAATGCGTACAAGTACGAAGTAGTATCTTTTAACTTCGCGCTCTGAGTTACACGCCTCAAGATGCTCTGCAACTGCGGCAGAAAAAGCATGCAACTTTTCCGGCTTCGTTATACGATTTAGTCTAGTCAGTAATTGAGGCGGAGTCATATCATCTACCCGTTGTCGTGCATGCTCCATATCACGAGTAGTTAGGGACATACTAAACTCCCAAGTTACGTCGGCTTACCTTTTTCTTCTTGCCTTGAATAGTAAGTTGCTCCGCCAATTTTCCTTTTAAATCAGACAATTGACCATGCACAGTATCTCGTCGTAAGCCACTATTTTTGAGGCTGTTAGTGATAGATGAACTAGATTCACCATGTGCAGTCAAGATAGTTTGCACTTGGTCTGAAAACGATTTCAACGGGCTATTCCCTGCGTCCAACAAGCCTTCAAATTTGTGCAGCTTCTCGCCCATATCAATCAGAGCTTGAATTTGTCCGTCAAACAATCGACAGTATTCGTCATTCGTTTGGCGGGGCTTCAAACGACTGTTAAACTCTTCCTCGGGAATTAATAACACTTCCGTCGCTGGATTACCCTGCTGATCACGCTTATTCGTTCGCTTTCCGTTCTCGTCTGTCTTAACGATTTGGATTTTCACACGAACAAAATCCTCCGGAATATCTTCATTGGCATCTTCGTGACTCTCAAAGAAAGCTACTTCTCCGTCTCGAAGATGGGCGTAATCCGGATCTTCAATTGCAGGATTAACTCGAGTCCTTCGTCCCAACTGCTTAGTAGCAAGCGTTACCGCATCCAGAAGCGCTTGCATCATAGCCTCACAACAAGCCTGAACCTGCGAAGCAGCTTCGGACTTATATTGCTCAGTTAATGCTTCTCGCATCTTATACGGCAAATGAGTCGTACTCAGCATGTGGTTAGCTGCTTCAAACGAGGGCGAGCGAACACGAATCTTTGACTCCACATAAGCCTGGCTTGGATACTTATGTCTAATCAACGCCCAGAAATCAGCTAATCGCGTCTTATCGCGTTCTTTAATGGTTTCATACCGTTGCAACAATCGTTGCCCCCAATCCATGTAAGAAGACATAATCACATCGAATTGGGTAACGAACGTTTCAATATTCTCATTGAGAATCATATAACGTCCTTTATCACGCTCGTTGTCTACAACTTGTTTAAGACCACCATTTTCCTCTGCGGTCTTTGCAGCTAACCCCCGCACAAGTGTTTGCTTCGGAACTGCGTATTTGCTAATGAGCGCATCAAAGCGCTTTTGTACTGCCGCTCCCTCCTTGATAATAGGAAATTCCTTTGGATCAAAGATCTTCAAAGAAGTTTGAACTGCATCTGGATCTGCATGAGCAGCAGACGCAATAACTTCCATCTCATTCCTAGGAATCGTACGAGATTTGGGCGGGCTGCTAATGCTATAACAAAAGAATGAACAATTACTGCCCACCCAATTCGCTGCTTGCTCCACGTCAATTTCACCCAAATTATCTACTGCATCTTGGGGTGTTTGTGGGGGTTGTTCTCCTGATGTCATTCCTTCTTCCTCCGTCATTTGTAGAAGTAAATCGTCACTCATCGTCCTAGTCCTTTCTACTTTTGTCGTACCACTTCTTAGCGCTAGATACCGCTATGAACGGAAACGCTAAAGCAATTCCCGCTATCATTCCTGCATATGCCGTGGTCTTATAAATAACCTGCACGGACTTCGGAGGAGAATGCAAAAATCCCCACTCATCTTGCGACTCGTGGGGATTTTCGATTGCTTTCTCTTCCAACGTTCCCACTAAAGGATCGCTAGAAATCATGCTTAATCAACCTTTCTGACACCTCGACGAGGTGCACGAGTAGTGGCTTTAGAACTAGATGCCTTAGCTCTCTTCTGCTTACGCAGCGGCACGAACTTTTCACCAGTTTCAGCGTCCAGAATTTCGGCTTCTTCTGCCCACTTAAATAGTTCGTCAATCTTCTTCTTACCTGTGCCGCGATAGCACAACGGAACCTTGGTAGCTGCTTTCACTAATGAAATACCCTGCTGCTCAGCCATCTCACAACAACCAGCTATTTCACCGACAGTCCAGTTCTCATCAGTAGGGGTCTCCTGTTCTTCCAAGTCATGACGTTTCCTATACATTTCCCAACCCGCATCCTTAGCCTCCCGGCCAGGAAAACCAAAAAGGAACCAAGCATTGAATCGGCCAGATCGAAGAAACTGGGGCGGAATAAAGCTGATGTCATTAGCACACGCTAGGATCAACACTTCTCGTTGCTCCTGCATAAAAGTTAACAAACTACCACCGAGTCGCTTAGTAGTTCCCGAATCGCTGTTATCATCACCAACAGGAATAAACTGCTGAAACTCATCGATATCGAGAATACCGCCAATACTCTTCACAGCTGTAGTCAAGCGGCTCATATTTTTGTCTGTCTCGCCCTGCCATTTACTGAAGAGTTTACCGGGGTCAATCGAAGTAACGACTTTGTTATATTCCCCAGCGACACACTTAATGGTGTGGCTTTTTCCTGCGCCGGGTACTCCGACAAATCCAAGACCGTAAAGCGCCGCACGAAGTGGGACTCCTGCCCGTAATCCATTGCGGATATAATCTTTTAGCCCCTGCTGCCCAATCAGATTATCAAGACAATAAAAGTTTCGCTCCGGGCGAAATTTAGCTTCAAAATCTTCTGCGGGCATCGAATCTAACCAATGCTCACGAATAGCTGATCCATCTGAGTAACGAACTCTTGTTCGTACATGACCTTCGGGAAGCTCCCGATTCATTTGGTGCGTTTCTTCGATCAAACACGTTACATCCTTATATTCATTAAATTCGTGTCCAGGAATCGGCCAGAGTTTGAAATCTTCTAAGTCTGCACTCCAAAAGTCTAAGTCTTGTTTTGCCAACTGCTCCCCTTTGAATTTTTGCATGCTTAGATAATTCAAAGCGTGATAAGTGGTAAGACTCTTTGCTACACATCGTTCTGTAGCTGAACGACTTAAGCCGCTAGTTACCTCTACCGTCTTAGTTATCATCTCTTCAGATATATTCGAGGCAAATGTAACACCTAGAACAAGATCATCAATGATAAGTTGACGTTCCTCCCCTTGAGGAATACCGTGCTCGATGATTGCGCAATACTCGGCAAGTTCGGCGGGTAACTTTATACCCGGCTGAACTAACAAGATTACAGAAGTATTAACCTGAGCTCCCTTATCTCGTAAATGAGTCAATGCAGCCAATAACTCTGTGTGAACATTTGCATCTGACCCGTTAGGCATTAACGCACGATCAGCATACGCCAGCATCAATATTTGAAGAACTGAATCACCTGGTTGAGATGTGTCATTCTCTACGCGGTTGCAGCGACTCTCAGCACTACCCAGAAAAAATTGAACTGCTGTCAATGCATCTTCAACGTCTTGTGCCTGCGGAGTAATTCCAAGCTTTGCCAAATCGTCATCTTGCTGTACGGAGGACGGCGTGGCAGTAAATGGCATTCCCTCTGAGTCATACAAACCTTTAATGGGATCGTGAATAGCTACGATCGCTGATTTCTCTACGTCTTCTTCTTCTTTATTTCTACGATAAATCTCTGCCGTGATCTCGTAGATTACTTCCATTGGCTCTACTGTTTCGATAACAATACATGCTTCGTGACAAGTGAAAGCGTGATTTAAGTCAGCAATTAACTTACTCATTCTGTTTCCCTTACTTTTGTGGTTGCTTCGGCTTTGTAAAAGTCTTCCGTCTTTTTGTCTGTTTTAGTGCCGGGAGCCAGCAGTTCATCAAACGGTGCCGTAGCCTCATAACAAGCATTTGGTCCCGAATATCCTACGGGTTGAATACTTTCTACGTCCCCGTTTTTCGCAATTGTAATAAACACTTTCTTAAGACCCATTTTTTTCCTCCTTTAGAGGTTGTTGTACGTGCGAATCGAAAAACATAGCTCTCACACCAAACTCTGGGTATGTTTTCCAGGTGGTAGCAATGCATTCGTCTTTCTGCCACACGTCTAGAACCACCCCCTCATCTTCCAGTTTTACGCTAATGCTTATCGGATCACCTTCTCCCGTGTCTTGAACACTTCCAAAACAATCCAAATGAATATATCTGTCTTTGAAGGTCATTCTTCTGTCTCCACGCATACTTTACCGTTAGGCAACTGTTCAACAGCCTTAACCTTTCTTCCAGCTTGCTTAGCCCTGTTGGCGTAAGCCGCTGCGGTATATCGCTGCTTCAAGTCTTGCCCCCAATCCGTGGTGTTAACTTCCGTCTTTTTACCATCGGGGCCAATTTCTGTCTTCTTTTCGTGAACCACTCCACCTAAACCTTTGGCATCCATTAACCCATAGCCATTTTGCCAATAGTCTGCACTGAGCCAGTACTCACCTTTTCGAGTAGGATGGGGGATCACGCCAATTTCGTACGACTCACCGCTTTTACTATGCTCCTTCTTGTAGCGAATAACATACTCAGCATCCTTACCAATCTTCTCGTTCTGCTTGTCAAACGCTTCCTTAAATTGTGCTATTTTGAGAAGCTTGCGAGTCTCATTCAAATCGAGCGGATTCTCCTCAATCTGAAGAGGACTTTCCGGTAATTCTACCCCGGCACCTTTTGCTAATTCTCGTACTTCTTCCCACGAGAGATTCATCTCTTTAACCATGTAGATCATGGCCTGAAGCTGGTAGACAGGTGTAGGCGCAGAATCACCCACAATACTGCCGAACCACTTATATGTATTTTGTTTGACTAGCTCGAGTTCTGGACATCCATCTATGCCGTACTCAGGCATCCCTTTCACTGCCTGAAGTAATGCCACAAGATCTTTTACCTTTATTTTTCCAGCTGATACATGACTCATACCTTCTCCTTTTCATTTTTAAACTCTTGGATTAACGTCTCAATAATATCCCACGTAATACCCTGTGTTGAATCGTGTTGGTTTACTGCTTTACAAAGAATATTGGCTGCTTCTAGCTTAGTTATCCATTCTGGTCCATCGCCTGGGTGCGCTGCTGTAAGAACTTCATCCACTGTCCAGACAATAGCCGCTTTATCTTGCCATTCCCCGCCCATGCATTCGGCTGCTTGCTCTATCACGTACTCTTTCGGTAACTCAGGTTCTGCTGTAAATAGCCATCCGGCTTTCTCTAACCTCTGAGCCATTGCTTTTAAATATCGTTGGTTTAGCCCACTCATAACGTATCTCCATAAAAAAAGCCCGCGAACCAAGTGGTGTGCGGGCCTCATGCCATACTTCTTAAATTAAAACTCCTCGGTCCCCTCTTCGTCTTCGTCTTCGAACTTCAACGTATCTAACACGTTATCCCATGCGTCGTCCCATTCGTAATCCCAAGGTTCTTCGTCATCGTAGTTATCAGGAGTTAACGGTATACTTGGATTGGACATGTTCTTCTCCGGCTGAAATTCGTTTCATTAACGCTTCCTTATCCCCCTCCTCAATTGGAAGGACCCGTAGTTGTTCGTGTAAATCACGGAAATTATTGTGCAAGAACATTTTCATGTCGTCCATTTTTTGTTGCTGGAGTTCATAAATCGCCTGGTACATTTCCGGGTCATCTGACCATGTATCTCGAACAAACGATGTTTCGTCTAGGCCGGATACGTTTAATACATCAGGGGCTTTTAAGAACCCCTCTTCGGTAAGAGTTTGCCGTATGTACTCAATAATTTCCTTAGAAAAGTGTGTGTCATAAGGGGCATCTTCTTGTTCCGGCGGCCATAACAAAAATGCTTCTGAGATGCCCCAAAGAATTTCAGAGACATCCGCAGGATCAAATTCATCGTGTTCTGCGCTATCGCCGCTAAATATATTACACAACTCTACAAATCTGATGGGGTCCTGGTAAAAATAGTTTGTGGTAACAACAGTAATTGCAGACATCAGCTTGTCTAAATTACTATCTGGTAGCGTAACGGAAAAATCTTCTTCCAGCTGCATTCGAATAGTGGATGGTGACCATTCTAAAGCTTCATGACCGTACTTGTCTGTTAACAGTAGTAACAGAACTGTGGCGTACGTCTCGTCCGATCCTAGAAAAGATCGTAAAACCGCACGTGTATTAGGCGTTGCGGCTTTTGATGTAGCTGAACGCATTAACAAGTTTGCAGCTTTAGTTGTTAACATCCGGAGCTTCCTTGCCCTTACCCATACGACTAACGCGATACTCCATTCTAGCGTATAACTGCGTTACATCACACATAATATGTGTAATACTATACTCGGGTAATTGCTCTACTTCTTCGTATTCTTGTAAATCAAAGAAATACTCTTTACCTGAGCAAGACACCCAACGACCGTCGCATATCACTAGAGTAAACACAGGAACTGCTGTGTCATTAAGTGTATTTGCGAAAGATTTTAACGGATTGTCAATAGCAGATAATAGTTGATATATCTGTGCGTCCGTGAATAATCCCAGGTGCGAGACCCAATCTGCCACGGCCATTTTTAACCCTACTAAGGGTTCTAGTTCATCTTCCAGGGAAACAGCAATGTCTAAGCTTTTGAGCAACCGTTTAGATTGGCCTTCATCCAACACTGTTAAACATTTTCGCCACTGGTCAACGATCATAGCATACGGCCACGCACTTCAATCTGTACACGATATGCCGCAGGCTGGCGAGCAGGAGCTTCTGGCGGTAGATTGTAATGCTCAGTTCCGATTTCTTCGCCTTTATGATTTACTGCAAACGGTGATAACTTAGTATTACCAAGTCCCGGCCCGGAAATACCATTTTCGTGAGCCCAGTCTCTGGCAACTTCCCAGCTTTTGAGTTCTAACTCAGAATGAGCTTTACTAAAGTCTTGCAAATCGCTTTCAATAACAACAGTTGCGGTAGCGTCCGAAGTTACCTTCGATTCTGATTTAATCACTTCTAACGACATTTGAGGCCTCCTTTTTTCACTGATAGCTAAAGGTAAGGTACAATAATGTAACATATTACACACCCTTCGTCCTGCATGGAACGCAGTAAACTCGAGGAAATGTTCCTTACAGTTTATCCGCAATTCCATGCAGGACAACAATACCTATTGGCATTGCCTATTTTACTCGCTTACGTCGTGGTGTGTACACAAACGGCTTTCGCCGCTTCCCGCTCAATTTAACTGGGATAGATGCCTGAGCGACAGTTGCGACGTATCGCAGCGGTGCCACCACAGTAGTATTTACAAACACTTTAGTAACACCAACAAGAATCCCAGTAACACCAACAAGAATCCCAGCCGTTTGTTGGATAAGTTCCTCACCAGTCTCCACTCCGTTTACGAACGAACTTTTTGTAGCCATCTTTTTATTCTGCGTAGTCGTCTTTTTCGTCTGCGTAGCCATCTTTTTTCTCCTTGCAAAAATTAGTTAAACAGTTGTTAAAACCTCTAGCTCCTTGACCGGTATTCGGAGGATGTTGAATATTTTATCCCCACGACATTGAACTCGGGTTCGGGAGCCGTTATTTTTCAAAATGAGTTTTTCCGTGTGGAAATCTTCAGCCACCTTTGCAGCAGTATCGGGATCAAAATCGTGCTCAGTTATCAAATATTCCGTAAAGACTGCCGACTGAATACAGATTTGAATATCCTCCTTTGCTGTAAAAGACAGGCTCAATCCACCACCGCCGTTTGTTGATTTTGTCATACTAGTACACTCTCTCTATCCTTTTGGACTGTTAACGATATTAACGATTTTACACGCACAAAGATGCGCGAAGGTGGCTTTCCTTTTGGACGTTATCCCAGAACTCATCCGCTTGTACTGTGCGAGCAACGGCAATATTTGCTGCTCGTGCTTCCGCCACATAGGCGGACAGAGGTTTTGCTTCGTTTGGTAAACTAGCTTGACCATTGGCCAAGTTAGTTGTAGCTAGCAAAGGTTCCAACACGATTGGATTCTTCTTTGCCTTTCTTATACGCCCTACTATGACACGTTGGATATCGTCGAACCTATCCACGTTGCACGGAACCCCGTTGCTGAGATTCCGTAACATAAACTTCGCGTTATGTCGGTCTAGACGTTCACCTATACTCGCTTCGACTTCAACCTGCTCCTCTGTCGCACAACGTACACAAGTACCTTTCTCGTGAGTACACATTTTTTCTCGATCCTTTCGAATTAAACACAAAAAAAGCCCGGTAGAATCCGAAGACGCTACCGGGCTACAACATTAAAAACTTAAACTAGAAACTTCCGAGAACCTTGCAGATAAGGCGACATACGCCTATGCCTGCGATGAATACCGAAGTTACCAGTATCACACCCATAATTGCTTCCGGAAGCGCATAACCAGAACGACGCATATCTTTCTCCTTGCAAAAGACCCGCCCCAAGAAGATTTTCCTGGGGCGGGGTATGAAAAGAATAATTAAAGTTTCATCAGGTACAACAGAATGACAACAAAAGCTATCAGTTCTATTGCTACCCAAATACATCCGGCTCTTCTCTTGCTCATCTTTGCCCCCCTAAAAGATGCCACGGCAGGGAGTCGAACCCTGCAACACCCGCGACAAAGCATGGGATAAAGCCTTACCCGTTGGTTCCCCCGCAAGCCTAGCTAAGACTTCCGGATTGTTTCTAGCATACTTTGAAGGACTTACAGGTGTCATCTCCACGATCGCAGCGTTCAAGCCCAGCAAGCTAAAATGTTCCGCCATCTTTCAGGCGGTCGTAAATCTCTTCCGTACATGTGAAAGAGATGTCAGCCCACGTGTGGGCGACATAGCGTGGAACGGGATCGTCACACGGCTCACTAGTGTGTCTAATGAGGTGCGAAATATCTTCCGCTCCCGCCGCCCTAATGGCCTCCAGCGTGGCTTCCAACCGATCCTCGCTTACGGTCACTTTGTATACACGACATCCTCGGCTCTTAAGTATTGCTACTTTCATCGTCAAGCTCTCCTTGCTAAAAGGTAATAAAAAAGGCCCGATAAAGGGCCTAGGAATCCTAAGGATTCCCTTCACTATATAATGACGCAAAAACGCCCAAAATTTAGGTGTTTTTGCGTCCCTTGTTACTTGGGTGATTTGGATCGTTAAGCTCCACTACCCCCTGGGCATCACTCCGAGTCATGCCCTTTGCTTCTAACTTTTGAATCTCTACTTCTTCTTCGACCACTTTCATGGTCTGGAAATGGCTTAAACCTTCTGATCTAAGCCTGCCATATAATGTCATTACCATGCCCTCGTTACGCCGTGGCAAACTTCCCACGACAGGTGATGCTCCGGGACCACTTGCTTCACTGTGAAGTTCGTGGTGGTTGCGCAGCCCGAAGCGAACAAAATTAACGCGATAAGTATCATCCGTGAAGTCATCACTAGTCCCTCCCTGTTAAATTGTACTATTTACGTATAATAAAAAAGCCCCACAAGCGGCTGTACATACCACTCGTAAGGCTTGACCGTTGAGGTCGCTGAAGGATAATATCCTTCACTATATAATGACGCAATTAGGCCCAGAATTTAGGTGCTTAAATATTCAACAACTAAAATCATCAAAGATATTGCTAATAGGTGATGGGTGTAAAGATATTTACTGCTTTGGCAGTTGCACCCGGATAAGCCCAGAAGCGCCAGTGCCTATTTTTAATATGATAAGAGCCGAGGAAAAAGACGGCATGGCTCTGAATGTCGCTAAGAATTTAAGGGGCCTAGGCAATGAAGTTGATGTTGTATCAAACGAAGAAGAAATAATAAAAAAAAGATTTATTGATAAAAAGACAAATCAACATTTATTGAGAGTTGATATTGGAGACATGCGACCCATTCGTGAAATTTCAGGCAAGACCATTTCTGAAATAGATTTTGCAAAGTATGATTGTTTAGTTATCTCCGATTACAACAAGGGATTCATAACACAAAATGCTTCAAGAATTATTATCGACGCTGCGTTGAGCTATAACAAAGATTACAAAATTTTTGTCGATTCGAAGAAGAAAGATCTTGGTGTGTTTCGAGGATGTATCCTCAAAATTAACCAGCATGAGTATAAAGACGCAAGTTTCGGAGTAAGGCCCGGCTTGGACGTTATTGTTACGATGGGAGATCAAGGGGCAACGTACAAGAATAAAATATACGAAACAGATCGAGTTGAAATGTTTGATGTTTGCGGCGCTGGCGACACATTCCTTTCTGCTCTTGTTACAGCAAACCTATCTGGCTTTTCAATTGAAGAATCAATTGTTTTTGCAAATAAGTGCGCTTCATATTCTGTTAGGCATTTAGGCGCTTATGGCATTAAGTTGGAGGATTTAGATGAGATACGTTTTTGATATCGACGGTACAATTTGTACGCGTACATATGGTGTGTATGAGACTGCTGAGCCTTATGTGGATAGGATTAAGTATATTAATGAGCTACATGATGACGGCCATGAAATTATTTTTATGACTGCGCGCGGCATGGGACGACACAATGGCAATGCGGAGCTAGCTCATCGCGATTTATATGATTTTACACACAATCAGTTAACTCAGTGGAATGCCAAATTTCATGATCTGGTTCTAGGCAAGCCGGATGGGGATTTGTTTGTAGATGACAAGGGTATCAACTGTGAACGATTTTTTAACCGTGAATAAGACTTCAGAGATGAACTATGTCCCCAAGGGCTGGGGACATGAACTATGGGTAGTAAATAAGCCGGAATATTGCGGGAAGCTGTTGTTCTTTGAGAAGGGCAAAAGGTGTTCATGGCATTATCATAAATTAAAAGACGAAGTTTTTTATCTACAGTCTGGAAAATTGCTAGTAAAATATGGTACGACAGATGATATAGAGGAAGCGGAGGAGATGATTCTAGAGACCGGGCAAAATTTTCATGTGTACACTGGGCTTAGGCATCAAATATTGTCACTAGAAGACTCTGAATTATTTGAGTTCTCAACGCAGCATTTTGATTCTGATAGCCATAGAATTACTAAAGGGGATTAAATGAAAATTTTAGATACGTGGTCAGGCCATAAAGCTTAATAAGTATGAAAACTGTATGGACAAACGGATGTTACGATATTTTGCATATAGGTCACATAAGACTTTTTAAATATGCAAAATCTATCGGGGGCCAACTTATCGTAGGCATCGACAGCGATCAACGAGTACGCAAATTGAAAGGTGTAAACCGCCCTATAAATTGCCAAGAGCACAGAAAAGAAATGCTGTTAAGTATTAAATATGTTGATAAGGTTATCGTATTTAATACCGAAGAAGATCTTGCCAATCACGTTAAGAGGTGTAACGCAAATATTATAGTTGTGGGATCTGACCATAAAAACAAACGTATTATAGGTTCTGAATATGCGCAAGTGAAATTTTTTACTAGACTAGACGACATGTCTTCTACTAGAACACTAGAATTAATTAGAACTCATGCGTCTTGACTTCTTTCCCAGCAAGGTATTTAACCTGTATCTTATTGGCATTCATGAGCTTCTTCATTTGGTCTTTCTTATCTTGCCCTAGACCTATGATTGCCATCTTAGCCGAGTTTAATAGTTGAACACGTTGCTTAGCGGCTGAATTGCATTTACCGCAACCGCCAACACGTGCTTTAGTTAATTTCTTTAGTGGGGCTAAAAAAGGAAAGGCAGTCACGAATTGATGATTATTAGATAATCCAATAATCATACCGTCTTCCATGATTACAAGTTTCCTTACCGGTACACTAGGCTCAACTGCCATTGTTTACTCCAATAATAATTACAACGAATCAGACGCTGACTCAGACTGCGAAGAAGCCGGAGGTGCGGACGGAAACCAAACGTCTTCCACAGCAACCAAAGCAGTCAATTTACCCATGCCTTCAACTAATTTACCGACCTCAACCTTAATATCTTCCCAGGCCTGATCCGCTTGATTAACTGACATGAAATCAAGTTCAACGTAATCTAATCTATAGAAAGGCCACCCTTGATTAGCATCCGGAGCAACGGCAGGAATTGCCGCAAATTGACTGGGGCCGCAAACAGCTGAAAATTCATCTTGGCTAGCGTTCGTATACGGACTGTCCGGGTGGCGTTGATAAATGAAGATGTATTTATCAATATCATCGCCCTCTACGTCCGTAACCGCAACTTTCATGCGATATGCCCCGTAGTACGAGTAGTTAACATTTTCCGCAGCATACTTGGTTAATCGTATTCGGCGAGTAGCCATCCTTACCTCTCCTAAAATTCAACAGTACGAGTTTTACCCGCCTTATTTTCTAATCGCATAACAATTGATTCGGGTCGGTATCCTAAACGTTTAGTTAAGTAAGAAACTAAATTATCTGTCTTTTCCGGTGACTCGTCTAGCCATTGTGCGATTTGTAAGCTGAGTTTATTTAATATAGGTTGCAATGTTGTTTTTATGGTAGCGCAATCCATACATCCTGGCGCTACTTCTCGAGGATTGAAAAACCTATCCAACGCTAAATAGTGTGCTAATTCACCGTCGTCTTTCATATCTAGCAACTCAGGCACTTTTTCCCAAAACAACGGGTCAGAGAACATTTGATACACAACATTATGCTCTAAAATCAACTTTTTACCAGCTCGTGTATTCATACCGTAAATATTCTCTGAAACACGTTTTTAGGGTTTACCCACGGAAAAGATTCTTCATAGCCACCTACTCGCCGTCCGCCTTCTTCCTTTTTAGGCGTACTGATTAATGATTTCCCTTTATTAAATTGTTGTATTTTATACCCTGCCTGATGTACTTGTGCTCCAATAGTGATATCTCCTCCGTTATGATTTAAACGCTTGTCGGGTATATTCGCTGTCTTCATTAAAACGGCATCTAAAGCCCAAAACCAACCAACAGCAAAATCTATGACACTACCGTTGGGAGCTAATCTCTCTGAACCCCTAGTACGTAACGGCAGTCCAGTAAACCAATCGGCATTTCTGAACCAACGCAAAGGATTGTGACCTTCTATATTATATGCGTTAATGTCATGAAACATTTTATTACCGTATAGCCGATAATCTTTGTTATGTCCGCCAACAATCATTGACGTCAATAAGGATAACCAACGGGGGTCCACAACATAGGCATCGTCGTCAAACCACAGCAAATATGACGTGCTAACTGGATGATTCGGATCAGAAAACATTTCACGCATTAGCGGATATTTTTTAGAGTTTTCTGTGTGAAGATATAATTTAGTGGCAGGAACAGTTTGCAGATATTGAATAGTTGCGGGGCCTAATTCATTACCTCCAACACGTAAATCAATTCTATTTATTGGTACTGTTTCTAAGATACTATCAATACAACGTTTTACTAACTCAACATGATCACCGTAACACAATACAAATACTGTGTACCGACCGCCAATAATTGGATTATCAAGCTCCGAGACCGCAGCTCTTGCTTTAAGAGGAGGTTTATTTAACTGCAACTGTGCCTCTTGCGGATGGGCTTGCTGGTCCGGACGTTGTGTTTTAGCGTGAACTGATGGATCTCGAAGAAGAACGGGGCCTCCTGATATTTTTGGAGCTTCTCGCAGTTCTACTGTTGGAACCACAATGTTAGGCGGAGCTTCTGGAGCTACTACTGGTTTTTCAGTAACGGGAGCTGTGGTATTTTCTGTGGGCACAATATCTGGGTATGCCCCCTTAGGCTCCCCAATAGGCGGCAATACGTCTTTATCGTAATAGTCCATTACAGCCTCCACTACATGATCCACAGTTATCAAATCCATGCACCTTGGCACAGCATGGGTATTCATAGGTCGCACAGGTTGACGACATAAAGTGTGTGCTTTGCTAGACAAATCCGATTGATCGATAGGGATAACTCGTTTTTTCCAGCACCCCTGAATATCACAACAATCCAACAAACCTATAGTATGCAGGAATTTATGTGGCATTACTACGGGTTTAGCCGAAGGGCCGAAAGCTTCGAAATTATCACAATAAGCCTCAAACCAAGGCTCTTCACGGCCTCCTGCAATAACTACACATGGGCGATTGAACGCTGCTGCAATATGCATAGCTCCTGTCACCGGACAGATAACGCCTTCAGAATGAAGTACGATGTTCCAGAAATCTCTAACGTTGTCTGTCTTACCTACAAGATTTAAAACACCTTCTAAGGGAGGATGGATATGTCTGCTGTGAGTAGCACCACATTGGACAAGCTGTAATCCGTAGGATTTTAGCCTATTTACAGTTTCTTGTACTCTATGAGCATGCCAATGTTTATTAGTGAGATCTAGCTTACCGCCGGATAGTATGACCCAATATCTTCCCTGCACTCGTGGTTTAATTTCAGCAGGCGATAGATGTAAGTCAGGGCGTGGGTCGGTAACAGGAACTTCGATACCAGTCTTACGAGTAAAATCGTAATGATACCAAGCTAGAATATGCCGCATTTCTTTCTTATCGTTAAACTTTGCGTACCCATTCCACTTAATGCCATCTCCCCACCCTATTTCAATACGTTGTGCTCGCGGTAATCCGGCTTCTTCGAAGCTAGTAACATGGGGATTGTTAGTCCACACAGGAGACCAGTTTGTTTCAACTTTAATTTCGTATTCGTCTGGGTATGCGCGGTGAATATCTCGAACAAGGGAAGTTAATAATACCGTATCGCCTAGAGCCCAGCGATGTCGGAGAATTAATCGGTATTTATTGCGCATATGTTATTACCAGCCTGTAACAGTAGCGGTAATACTAGATCCAGGCAGCGACGTCGTAGTTATCAGCATTGAGCCGTCCATGGCTATGATGCCCAGGTCGCCTGGGAATACCTTCTTCCCCAGGTGAATACATTGGCTGAATCGTCGGTGGTTGGTCATTAAACATATCCCTAAATGTTTGCAATGTTTGAAATTTAACACAGTCCGGTTACAGTTATAGTTGCACCCGTGAAATCGCAAGTAGTAGCCCCATCGGTGCGAGATGTGGGCGTCATCGCACCCGACACGGTCGAGCAAGCATTGCCTTTCGTAAAGTCGATGTATGCGTTAATATGTCCGGCGGCGAGCTGGTACAGGAAGGTGACAGCCAATCGACAAGTTCCATCTCCGTTGTCTGTAATGGTGTAAACGCCTATCAGCGGCCCGCACCCAGGGGTTACCGTTTCACTCATGGTGCCTCTGCAACCGTCTCCATCATCCGCCACATAACAGAACGCCGTAGTATTAAGGCCCGCGCAATTCGAACAACCACTATCCACTACTCCACTCAACGTAAACTCAAAGCCGTCAATCGAGCCAGTGCAGCACTCCGTACAGTCTTCTTCGCAGCAGCAGTCCTCGTGCATCGCAATGTCGCCGTTATCGAACAGTATCTTGCCATCCCATAGGTAAATTGCATCGCCCATCAGCAATCTGTTCCCTCATATGTACCTGTGGCAGTTCCAGCAGTTCCCGCCTCTGAACCAAGTACCGTTAGATTCAAAGTATCATAATTTATTGCTAAGGTAAGCGTTGTACCACTTGTTGTCATAGTAACACTTGTGATCTTTTCCATCACAGTAACGCCAGTAGCGCCAGCCACTCCACCCGTCGGACCCGTCGGACCCGTCGGGCCTCCCTCAGGAAATCTAATGTAAAATGTAAAACCATATTCACACGCGGTAGGTGTGGATGTCCGCTCGAACTCAATATAGGCTGTTGGGTCCTCGGATGGGTCGGTTGCGAGGACTTCAACCTTTGCCAGATCAAATTTGGGACATGGAAATAGAATCTCGTATGACAAGTCAAACGCACAATCATCGCCGCCTGTTTCGTCATAGAACTCTAGGACGGCTTTACCAGTGGGTGCGTTTGTCCACTGCGAGTTGTAATCGGCTGCCGTTGTCTCGATGTTAGGACAAGGAAATTTTATGTCGAGCGAGAAGGTGAAGTCGCAGGCTGTGTAGTAATCCCCTTTTGTGACTGTAAGCAATGCCTTTCTATCTTCAACAGGTACCATAGGCCAATCTGCACCCGTCGGGCCTCCCGCACCAGCACTTGTATAAATGGCAGGGCATGGAAATGCTATGTCGAGAGTGAAGATGAAGTCGCAGTCTTCATCTGGTACAACGGCTAATGTTGCCGATTCGCTGCCAACATTTACTACTGATGTGGTTGCCGTGAAGGGGCTACCGGCAACAGTGGGACATGGAAATTTAATATCGAGCGAGAAGGTGAAGTCGCAATCAGTATCCTCAATCCCTTTTTCGACTTTGAGCAATGCCTTTCTATCTTCAACAGGTACCATAGGCCAATCTGTACCCGTCGGGCCTCCATCCCCCGGTTCCACGACCATTTGAGGGCATGGAAATTTAATATCGAGAGCGAAGATGAAGTCGCAGTCTTCGCCCTCACGCATTGTAATGTCAAGGTCGACAGATTCTTCCCCGATCAAAACAATACTTTTAGTTTGTATCCCCTGCATCTGTGGGCACGGAAATTTAATGTCTAACTCAAAATCAAGGTTACATTCCTCAGTTTTAGTAACGTTTAATGTTGCCGATTCGCCGCCAACAGTTACTATTTCTGTTGTGCCTGCACCACTACCAGAAATAGACGGACAGGGAAAGTTTATTTCTAGCCCCAAATCAAAATCGCAACCTTGATCGCCACCACCGGTGCAACTTGTAATTGTAAGTGTAGAGGTACCCGGATAACTGCTTAGTGTAGAGATCGTTACTGGAGAACCAGTTATTACTGGACACGGTATCTCTAGCTCAAAATCTAAGTCAAAAGCGCAACAATCTTTCTTGGTAAGTTTAACTTCAAGATTACCTTGTGCACCGCCTGGGCATATAAAACTAACTGCTCTTTTTACAGTACTAGCCTGCGATCCAACGGTAAACACAGGACATGGAATATCCGGCGCTAGTGGAATTTGAACAGGATCTTCAAAGTCATATATAAACTCAGGTCTTTGCGGTAACCAGAAATTACCCCATGTCCCGTCGGGAATAGGGAATATGCACGGAACTTGACATTTTTCAATGTCAAATACAGGCGTTTGATTGCCTTGCGGGCATTCGGTTGATGTAGCCACAATATAAACTCTTCGTTAACCGACAGAATATGTACTATATTGACATAAATCCATGTTTTTTAGATCTACGTCAATTATTACTTTATTTTTACTGGGGTCTGGAATAATGCTAATTCCCTGCCCTCCCACAAAATTTATAAGCGGGCCGCCAATTCCATTAACAGATCTCGCCACCTCCTTACAAATTGGACCACCTTCTAATAGGTTATTATCCCAAGTATTAGCTTCTGAAGTAGGTCCAGTTTCGGCAGGAAATAGTTTTGTTTCGTGATTACATGGCTGACCTTCGCCTGTGCCTAATGCAGCACGAAACGTAATTGTGTTATTAGTCGCATCTGAAATTATTATTGTATTATATCCGGGTTTAAAACGGACATCACCCATAAGACATTGTTCTGATACATACGTTAACCCCGGGTTAAACGGCCATTTGAAAGGATCACAACCATCCGAATTTGTCCCGCCCTCAGTCTTCATGTTGGGGGGAGTAGCTCTAGTGCGATCGTCATTCGCAATGTTTATCCCAGATACAACTGAACGAGATAAATTCTGGATAACAGCCGGTTCAACTACAGCCTCTTGCGACTCGATAGGAGTATTGCTTGCAGTTAAAGCCCAATCTAACGCTATTATACTTTCCCCGTCGGGTAAGTTTGCAGCAATTAGAGCCATATCGCCTGTAACGAGATAGCCGCTCCAAAAAGGCATCTGACAACTTGCGGGCACAGACTCGCTAGTACTGTCAGGCGCATCCGGAGAATCACTGTCTGCATACTCTACGTCATACTCAGTGTGGACAGTAATATCTCTTGTAAATATTAAAGGATATTTCTCGTTGATCTTCGGGTCTGTGCAACGAAACTCAAAAGTAACTTCATTGCCAGCACGGTAAACTCTTTTTAAGTAAACTGCCGCCTCTAGGTTTTCAATTGTGGGAAGTCTACGGGCAGTGTCCACGGGAAAAGAAGCATTACCGCCTAGAGTAAACCCACAATCAACAACGAAATAACTCGGTAAATATTTCATTGACGGTGGTTTTGGCAGGCTCCACGATGCGGACGCAATGTAAATTCCGTCCCCCGTACTACCGTTAAGCGAAAATTCATTCTCATCTATTTTAGTGATTGTCCATGTCCCATTAGCTGCGGTATTTCCTGTTGAACCGCTGATTACAATTTCGTAACCGGATTCTAACCCGTGAATCGCAGAGGTAATTATTATTGGGGAGACCTGATCGCCTGTCATAGCGGAAACGGCCTGTGACTCAAGATAATATTCGCCTGTAGTCGTTTCTAAAAACGGAAAGGACCGATTTACGTTATCGTTGTACCAACCAGGACGTGCCATTTTTATAATTCCTACGTGTCAAACTTCATAATTAGGTGATCCAGCAATAGCTATTTCAATAGACCCCTCAGCACTGGTATTAATACGTAATGACGTATGGGCGGCTAAGTCATCGTTTCCTTGTATAAATAATTTCCCGTCCCGTTCTTTTAAATTAACGTCAAAATAGTTTACGGCATTTCCGTCTTCGTCTTCTTGCCCTGTGTCACAACCTTTAACTGTATTTTGAACACGAATTGTTTTTATAAATGCGGGTGTGGCATAACCATCAGTTGTTGCACAAAGTTTTCGAAGCGCCAAAGGATCTCCCACTATGTCGACACGAATAGCCGGGAAAGTATCTAAAGCCGATGCACATTTAACTTTAGCGGTACTTAATTCGTAGGATAAAATAACGCCATCTCCGCCTACAAACCACAAATCGTCAGTGTATAGTTCTGGCAAAATTGAACCGTCTTCCAGCACGACACCCCGCACGCCGATTTCAGGAGTGGGCATACATACTGTAGTTACAAACTCAGTCTCTGGTTGTAAAAAATTATGCGTTCCAAGACCTAAAGTACTGAAAGCACATATTCCAATAGCGCTAGCAACTAAAACACCAGCAGGACGACTATGTCCGTCTGAAAGCTGTACAATAACACCACGCTTATCTAATGGCACGGCTGAGAGAGAATGCATATCTACTTTTCCAGAAGCAATAGATGAATTCTCACTGTCTCCAATATGAAACGTAATATAATCATAAGTAATTACTATTTGAGACATATAAATCCCATCTTTACCCCCGATTGGGTAGAGATGGGCGTCAATAAGCCCTTCTTCAGGCAGAGATATTCCGGCACTGTTTACTAGAGACGAACCGGGGGCAAACGGGTACTTCGTACCCTCTAACGACGATCGCCACTCAGGATGTCGTACTTGGCTGGGCATCGTTAAATTCCACTATTTAAAAGTTTTATAACGTCTACTGTGAGGTATCTTCACGATTATCTTCTATTCTCCAGGCGGAAAACTGTGCTGCTGATTTGCGGGCGAAAAAACCGGCTAATCCTGATTCTCCGCCGTGCACAGCTTCATTTTCGTATTCGTTAACAGGCACCAACACATAACCTATAGTCAGTGTTTGCGGTGTTTCTGATCCAATCGACCAGGGAGATAACGGTCCAGTTAATGTTGACTTCAAACATACGTTTCTATTTGAATGATTATTTCGTTCTATAGATACGTCTAATGTTAATCGATACCAAACATCTGGGTATAAGCTTTGCCCAGTGAATTCTGCTATATTACCGTTGGGGTGCGTAAGTTTAACCAATTGCACGCCGTTATAATAATAAAGGCCAAACGTACCTGACGCTGGAGTGGTACTAGTTTCTACATGAGCCATCCAAAACGTTTGACCGCCTGTAGCAGGATCAATGCGATAATTTACTAGTAGTCCGCCGCTCTGCTGGACATTATCTGGGTCCACTGTTGCTACTAATGGCGTATCGGTAGAATTCACTACAATTCTTAGGTCTGTCGTAAACGTACGGTAAATCGTTTGATTTGTATTTGGAAACGCATCAGGATCAGTGCCCCTATACCAAACGGACATATTATTAGATGTAACGCCCGTTTCGGTGTTAGTGGAATAACTGCCTGATTGTGTTACAGATTCTGATGCCGAAATTGACGCATCACGACAAATATCCTCAGGACTTGTAGCTAAATCGAATTTCCACGCACTCCCTGCTCCTGCGTCGGTATCAACTCTACCTACATCATAGAAATTGTCTGCCACGTCATCTTCGAAAGTCTCACAATAAGGTAGCGAGATTGGGGATTCAAACGGTTCACTCACACTCTCAGTTGTAGAAGGCGGAAGAGGCGCTGGTTCTGGAGGAAATGGCGCAACAGGAGTATATTCGCTAGGTAAGTTACCGTCAGACAATCGAGGTAAAAATGGTGGAGTACAGGTATCTTCAATATCAGAAGCACAATCTATAATAATAGTATCGTCAGCGTAACTAGTTGTATTTAAATCTGATACATTACGGCCTACTATAGCGCAGCCAGTAAATTCCAACGTAAGCAATCCGTTACAATCAGGACCAACTGCGTTAATAAATTCAATTGGCTCGGGAGATCCGCAGTTACCTGATTCTGGCCTTTTACCGCAATTACCGGCTAACGACTGAAGTATCGTTTCTATTGCGTCTTCGGTAGTAATCTTACTAGCGTCTTCAGTTATTGAAAATACAATCGCATCCTTAGAATCGCCATTAATAATCCGCCTTTCTTTAGTAATAAAAAGTGGCGCCTCCGCACGTAAATTAATTAAGCCAGTTAGTGCTGTCTGGTCATTAAGCCTATTTAAACTTGTAACCGGTAGTCCGGGGTGAGGCTTTGCTGCTCGGGAAATTAAAAGTGTTTGAGACGGGCCTAAAAACCGACCACTATAATTCACCGTTATGCCCGATCCAAATGTTATGTACCCAAAAGCACCGGGATACATAGATTCAAGAGGGTACTGTCGCCCCTCTTGAAAATCCGCTAGTGAAACGGAAACTACTGCTATTGGGATATAAGAAGAATCGCTAGAAAGGCTTGTTGATACTAAAATAGTTACAGTAGCTATGCTAGGTGAAACAGCAACAGAACCTATAAAGGCGTATGTTCCGACCCAATCAGGCCAGCGTACACGTAAATCTGTAATAATATTTGACGGAAGAAGATTACCTTCGTTATCTAAAGATGTAGCGTTGTCTGCCAATGGATAAGGCCGTGATTCATTTAAGTTGTACCAGTCTTGGTTTACAACAGCCATAATTAAAACTCAACGTATAGTTTGTTAGTACAGTTAGCTACAAATGTTAACTAGTACTACAGTTCGGCGGCCTCTCGCAAGTTTCATCGTCAGCGTTACAAAACGCACTTGAATTGTTTAGCTCTTTAATAGGCGACGATGCTGCGTAGGTAATATCGTAAGGGGGAACGTCCATATCTGCGGCTGCCCAAATAGTTAAAAGGCTACTATCAATAGTTATTTGCGCGGGATAATCACACGTTATATGTGCGGGTGTTATTGTATTTTCCCACCAAATATGTGCGTAATATCGAAACTTGGATGCGGGTATACAGCCAGGAAAACATAATTTAACTGCAACTTGGAACGTGGCAGATGCCGGTAAATAGTCTTCTAAAATGTCGATAACTGGAAACTTGCCCATCGGCGCAGCGGACTTTACTTCGCCTCGGCTTTGAGTCGTTTTAACGTCTATAGCGCGGATAATACCTTTATCACACAATTCGTCTGTAGGGTAGACCACCCATTCAGAACCGTTATAGTATTCAAACGTTAATCGCATATGAACGCCAACTAAACAACACCCACTCGCATTACCAAAAGTTACGCCTACATCTACAGTACAATTCGGTAATACACGAACTATCAACATAATCGGATTACTTTCCCGACATTCTTTTTGATAGTTCCATCGCGTAACGTTTTGTTCAAACTGATCCCTAGCTTCTATAGTATCGTCCGCAATTACTTGATAAGCATTCCATTGTCGCTTTAAACCTTGATACGTGCGTGCAAAATAATCACAATCGCAACACGATACACAATCGTTAACAAACCGGTTAGTGTGCGCAGCGTCTCCGGAGGGTGTGACTGTTGCGTCAAACTCAAACTGACGAGGACAATCATTTACTAACGTCACAGGCCGTTGTAGCCTAATACAGTCAACACCAGAATCCAAAATTATATTTTGCTTATCGTCGGCTTTTGCGTTATTTAGACGCCGCAAAGGAGCTTTGATTTCATCCGGGTCACAACTTGGAAAAGTACCGGTACCTAATCCTGGCTCTGAATTAATAGCTATGCGATTTACTAAGCGAGAACCTTTGCTAACAGGATTACCGGAATCAAGGCCTAATTCGTCTAGGTTAAAATCTATAAATCCAATAGACGCAGGATTATCCTGTAGTTCAATATTGTAATTAGAATGAAAAGATATATTGCCCTGGAGAACAGTTCCCAGATCGCCATATACTCCTCTTACTGTTAGACTGCGTACCCTTAAAGGAAGTTTGCTGTAAGTTCTTGGATCTAAAATACCGCCTGGATCCTGCCAAAGACCAGTGGTAGTAATTGCCTGCGAATACGCGATATCCGTAACAACCTTCATTGGTGCCCGCCACGTCCCGCCTTTAGTATATGCTCCGTTTCCAGTAGAGCCATCAAGAGTAAAAACATTCGCCTCTATGTTTGCGACAATAAAAGTACCATTGGCAGCCGTATTCCCTTCAACATCGTTGATATAAATCTGGTCGCCTGTGGAAAGACCATGGTTGTTAGAAGTAACGGAAATTGGCGAGGTACCATCGCCTGTGGTGCTAGTTATTTTTCCTTCAATCTCAGTAACAACTGTGTGCGCTACGTTATAACCCGGAACGTCAGTCTCTTTAACATAAACCACATCGCCTACTTGAAGCAGAGCAGCAGGTTGATCGTATGTGACTGTTAATTCAGTTTTTCCTCCGGAATTTGTGACATCCGTTACTGTACCCGTACTGTAAACCGGAACAATATATTCGTCATACTCCTGGTAATCAGTGGAGTAGGAATCCCACCCGATAAATTTAGTGCACCGGCATACAATGTCTTTACTTTCATCTGTCCATTCAATAACGACATATCTAGAATACCACTCACTCCATTTAAATGGAGATACGTTATTTGCATCGTCACCAGTACCAACTACAGTCGAATCAAATACAGTAACGTCATTAGCATCTTTGACTAAAATATCGTACTCGTGCGTTGGCGTAGGATATCCTGGCAGAGGATCTACTTCTGAACCCGACTCTGAGTATTGCCTTGTTCCAAACCCATACATCCATTCAATACGAAACGGATACGCATAAGAACAAGTGTCGTCTGCGTACGACAAGTAGAAGTCCCCCAACAAAAAATAAACGTCAGGAGAGGGCCGTACAAAAGGGTAATCATTACCGCCATTGGGCGGTTGATTTACACCAATCGAATGACGGGCACGGGGTGGTGTTGGATCTGGCGGCTGATACTGAAATCCAAAGTTTTCAACCTCTAACGGTTGAAAACCATGATAACGTCCGTTATAGCCATAAGTGTAAATCATTTCGAACCCAACTAATTAACTTTTGTAATTGTTGCTTGTATACCGCCATAATTACGGAGTTATTCTTTAGGTTGGGTTAGTAAAATAATTAAACGATCATCAACACCTGCGGCAGAGAATCTAAGGGTAATGTTATTTCCATTCATGTCGGAAGCAGATAGGTCAACTCTATACATGCCGTTGCCAATAACTGAAACTCCGCCGGCTATAGCGCTAAATGTACCGCTATCGATAGCACGTTCTGCCGTGATACTGCTTAGATCTGCCACTGGTGATACATGATCAACGTCAGATACCATTAAAAACGGGAAATTAGCTAGGGCTACATTTTTTACCGGATGTATTGGCGTTCTGCTTTTAAGAGTAGTTGTGTCAGCCAAAAGGCTCGTTGTATCTTCCTTGATGTCATAAAGCTTTAAACCGGTCCCCGTGGAACCAGCATCCACAGTTGACGCCCATACAGACTGCGCTATTGCGGTTGGGATAGTAGAATGTAACTGGCTTGGCACTGCAATAATATTTACAATGTCGTCGGCTTCAAACGTCCAGGTGGTAGCTGCGTTATAGTCTAACGTGACAGTTTTTGTTGCGCCAACATAATCAGAAACAATGCCTACCGCTTTTTCGCCATCATCGTGATCGGTTATAATTATTGTGGAGCCGACATACGCATCATTAAGAGAGCTGCCCGCTGCGAGAGTGAATGACGTTTGCGATGTGTAAGTACCTATAGTTGTACTTAATAACAACGAATTAAGATTGCCGCCTAAGTTACGAATAACATTGCCGAAAGTACCAGGAAGCGAGTATCCAACACTATTTTCACTCCACGTTGAAGCTACCAGCTGAGTTTGCGTAGCAGGAGATACTTTATTTGGCACAGCAATGATATTTATACTATCGCCAGCCGCAAAGGTAAAAAGCGGATTTGGATCGTAAGATAACGTGATAGTCTTTGAAGCACCAAGGTAATCAGAAATAATGCCTACTGCTTTCACCGAAGCATCACTAGCGTCTCTTATAATTATTGTGCAGCCAAGATACGTGTCATTAACTGTACTGCCGCTGTCAATAATAAACTCAGTGTTTGACGAATAAGTATCTATAGTTGCTTGCAACATCAATGTATTATCGTCATGCTCTGCCTCCATGTTGTTCATAACTTTGCCCATGGTACCGGCACTGACATGCGAAGAAGCAGTAGCGTCCCACGTTTGAGCCGCAATTTCAGCCTTCATGCCAGTGGACATACCGCCCAAGTCAGTCAGGCCATCTCCGGCAGTCCCTAGCGTTGTGGCTATCCCGTCCGCCACGCCGTCAACCGTCGTGATGAGTCCATCCGTGGTTGAGAACTTTGAATCCATTTCGGCTGTTGTTGGCGCGTCATAATCAGACAAGGCCGTGTCGACTTCCGTATTAACCTCGGCCTTCATGCCAGTGGACATACCGCCAAGATCGTCTAAATGATCGCCCGTACCGCCAGCTTCAGTAAGTCCTGCTCCTGCCGTACCGATCTCTCCCAGTGCAGCTCCAGCCGTACCAGCACCGGCGTGACCAGCCAGGGCCGCATCTAGCACCTCGTCTTCAATGGCAGACAGCGCCGAAGCCGCCAGCGTGGCTGATGTGATAACGCCTGAGGCTATTCCGTTCACGTTCGACACGTCGGTGACGGAGGTGATCATTCCCGCCGAGATGTTCGTTGTCGAAGCGACTGTCAGCGGGAATGTCGCCGCCGCAAAGCCCGTAGGTAGATTCGTGATCGTCGCAGTCGTGTCGCACAGCTGGATATCTGTTGCCGACAGATCGACTGCCGTGGTCGGATTCTCGACGTTGCCCCAGTCGATCCCTGCCGCACCCGTCGCCGTAACGTCGAGCGTGTTTCCCTCGGTCGTTTCGGGTCGATATAGCTCCACTACCCTCGTCACAGGAGCCATGCTCGCCTGCGTAATGTGGAATACCATTTCCTCGGTGTCGTTGCCCGCCGCCAGTGCCGTGTCCTCGTCGAGAAGAAGCTCGTACACTCCCGGCATGTATGTGGCATTCGTCTCATTGATCGTGGGGGTGGTCATCGCCACCGCCGCAGCCCCGTTGCGCGAGCGCCACACCGTGAACGTCGTCAAGCCCGTCTCCCGTGTTTTCATGTCCGTGGCATCCACGGCCACGAAATAGATGTATCTGTCGGTCGATCCAGTCGTTATTCTCATGCGGTTATCCCACTTTCAATTGCGTGCAAGCCCTGATTGACAATCGCACCTGCCGACGGCTCAGCTGGCTCAACAGCGCCCTTCCAAGTCTTCCAGGGTGCTGTCAACGCTCCGTCAGCAGACGGAGCACTCTGCGGCCAAGACCCTTCTTTCACGTCGCCGGTATCAACCGGTGTGAAATTTTCATTATCTGCGTCGGTGAAAGCTGTTGTGTCTGCAATGTCCTCGTTGCCACCATCGTCATGGTAAACCGGGATTGCAGAATAATTAGTTTCACAATTTGTCACGTAGTTGTTAGCGAAAACTGTGTACAGTCCGGTAACACCACTGGCATCAATTCCGTCGCCACCGCTGCCGCTGAATCCCTCAATGATGTTGTTTCCGATGTACTCTGGTGACGAGTAACTGCCATAACCTACGATTCCCTTACCCGTACCACCAGCAGAATAAATTGAGTTGTTTGCGCAAACGGAGGATCGGCAGTATAGCTGTATCCCATAACAATTACCATCGACACGGATGACGTTCCCAATGATGCATTGCCCATAACTGGGAGCATATATCGCAACAGTCGCGGCACTTCCAACGAGATCGAAATAGTTGTGCATCGCCGTATGCGATGCGGACGAAAACTGTAAACACATCTCGGCTGATGTGACTGTGTGAAAATGACACCGTATCACCATGTCGGCCAGACCCACTCGCAGAAGTGCCTCCGTGCCAGAGTGCGTGTGAAATTCACATTCCACAAAAGTGTTGTAGTCATCAATGTCGATCAAGTAGGTATAGCCCGCGCCTGCCTTCCCGAAAATCTCCAGATGACGGAAATGCATGTAGTCGTAAGTCTGGCTAGCGAACATCGTGTTGCCATCGCAACCGATTGCACCGATGCCGGTCTGTGCATCCCAGTCACCATCATCGGCAGCAGAGGCGTACCCCTGGAAAATCAAAAACGCGGTCGTACTCGGCGCGCCACCCGTAGTGAAATCAGAGAGGTCCAGAGGGGCAGAAAGTACCTCGGCGGTTCCACTTTTTATATTGATCCGCGTCCCGTTGGTCGTATCAAACGCTTCGCCTGCGGTTGCCGACAGGCAGTACTCCAGATCGCCGTAAGGGTCACCAACTGTGCCTGCACCGGAATCGGCAGCTATACTAGGGTCAATATATAGTTCTGTTAGTGCCATTGTTCATTACCCATGATTTACTGACCGTCGTTAGGGACACTGCCGCACAATGAGCGGAGATCGTTCAGAAACGAATCTAAAATTACCTTATCTTCAGGACTCAATGACATCTTTTTTCTACTTATTCACAAGTAACACATCCTCGATCACCAAGGCGCGAACCGAGAACTGTCGTATTCATTTCAGTTACAGACGTTTTCAATTCTTTTACAAACACTTCTAAGTTCGTCTGCTGCTGGAGAAATCTCTCTAAATCTTTCGTTATGGATTCTAGCTCAGTACAGCCACAACAAGGAGCACAACAATTATCACCAACCTCGATTGCATTTTCGTTTGAAGAAAACTCTAAGCAATCATCGCCCACCAAGTACATTTGCCCGTCATTATTAGGGTAAATTCCATTAATTGTTTTTATACACGGAAGAGCCGCAGCATCTCCTTCACACTCACATGTAGCAACAGTTCCTGCACCGTCAATTGCACTAATCCATACCTCTTGACCGTCTACAGTAAGCTCGATGTTATCTCCTGCTATCAGCTCTATATCACCGTAAAGTTTATTGCTGGGTATGCCAGCACCCTGAGTGACACTTATGGATTGCACGCCCTGTATAATAGGACGGATGGCATCCGGAGTTAAACCGGCACCAGCAAGAGTGAAGTTCCATAGCCCTGCTGGTTGAAGAGAAACACCCGCAAGACTGTTAATAGTTATCTTACCTACTGTATCGTCAAAAGGTTCAATTCCGCCTAACGCATACGTTTTATACTCTGTTGTATGCGAAGAAATAGGTATATGTGCTGCCGCTACATCAACTGCTGATTCTAGGCTTTCTTGAAAAGCAACCACAATTGAGTAGCCCGTACCGGTAGCTACAATTTGACGAATAAAGAAGCCAGCTGGATCCATCTCCATAGCACTATGTATGGGTAGATCTATCTGAACTATAAAGTCATTAGGAATTCGAAACGAAGGTTTAGTCCCACTGTCATACCCACTTGCATCGTCTGCAAGGGGGTATTTTCGTTGGCTGTTGTGATTTAACCACTCTAAATTCCATGTTGATAGAGGCATCCATACCTCGGCTATATTCTAATGGCGTAACAATTAAATAAATGTACTTGTTTCTATGTCTAGACCGTCGTGGGATACCAAGGCGATTCTGATACGGGCCTGTTAAGAACTGCCGTTTGAGCAATAATACCTAACTCACCTACGTAGTTATCCAGTTGATCGCTGCCAATTATTCTGGAAACAGTGATATAAACAATGTCACCGGGGTTAACACCAAATCCAACCCCCTTCTTGGCGGCATCGGAAGGGTGCCCTAGATAAGCTAAGTCAGACGTTAAAATGCTTTCGTTAGCTACACTAACCTGCGCCGCCGTCATCATTGTTCCATATTGAGATAAAATACCAAAACTCTGCTCATTAGGAGCCTGTGCGTCATACCCGGTCGTTGTATCAATTATTCCGCCAGTTACGTTTGGTACTGCAATTGTTGTTCTTTTGTACCCCGTACCTGTAGCTGGCGCTTCGGACGGTTCTTTGGCCGCCTCATATTTAATTGATAATTTTGGAAATATGCCGTCTACACGTCCGATCATTCTAAGTCTAAAAGAAAGAAAAGAATAACTAGGTGCGTCAGAAGGTACCTCAAACTTAACAACGTAAGAGGTAGAGTATTCGTGATTCATGCCTAAATAAAGCAACGGTGTGTGTTCTTCCGTAACACCGTCTAAACGAACCAATTGTGCCGCTAAAATTTGAGAGGGCTCTGTCGTTAATCCAATACCCACTATACCTTGATAAACAGCCTGATTGACACCATCAACTACCTTTGCCTCGGCTGCGATATTATCACTTACTAATATAACTGTTCCAGGCGTCGTGGCGTAAATTCCTTCAGTTACAGGCCCTCGTGTAATTATAGACGTTTCCGAATCTAAAGATTTTAGTACTTCAAACCCCGCTGTCGCTTCTGTCGTAGCAAAACTAAAATCCAAGTCTATGTCTAAATCGCCAACAGCTTCAGTAGTTGTACTACCAGCACAGTAAACTTTGATTCTACTGTCAACTGACGTTAAGCTGCTAACGACGGAATGATCAGTGGCAAAGTTTACTTTCGTAAAGTAGAGCCGCATTTTAGACCCAGAAGAACTGGGGCAATCAGGATCCGATTCAGAATCCGCAGAAGCGAAAGAATCAAGATCAGTAGGCCACGGCACCTGATCGTAACAATTCTTCATCCACCAAATACCGTAACGATCGATTTTGACGAAGTCATCAAGCACCTGCTTGGACATCGTCATCATCTTCCAATTCAACTTATCTTTTATGACTGTAAGTCGTAAATGTACGCCAGCGTCCGGGAAATTTATTGCCGAGGTTGTGGGATTTGTAACGCATACCTCTACGCGCGGTGCCTCTCCAGCGGTGCCTGCGGTCCACAAAAATGCCCTATAAACAACGTCTGTATCAGCTGACACCAATCCGCCATAACCAACTGGCATTGTATGTGCAAGAATAGTATCGCCAAATTCTGGCGCTGCCCCTACAATTCCGCCAGAAGAATTAAGCTGATTAATATAAAAGACTTTAGATTGCGTTACGCCAGCGGCGATAGAATAAGTAACATCGCCGTTATCCGCCTTGTTAAACGCCTCCGTCATGTCAATCTGCACACTGCCCATAGAGTCATATATGGACGGACGTTGTAGCTCAACATCAACACTTTCCAAAGGAATTGGCGGAAACAGATTATCAAGCTGGGGCTCCGCAGACAAGTTATAGCCAAATTTTGCACCGTCCGGTGCGTTGCCTTCAAACACAGCATCGTCAGCTGGTAACCACCCACGTAAACTTGAGTCTGCGTTACCAATTGTGTGTACTACAGGATTATTTACTGGGGACGGGCTA